CTAGGGGTCCGACATCGCGCGCACCCACGACTGGAGAGCCGCAAGCTGCGCCCTCACGGCGTTGCAGGTCTCGTAGTTTCCCGCGACGGCGACGGCGACCCGATCAAGCCCAACGCCGGAGGCGGCTTCATCAGGCCGGCCGGCGGGGTCGGGAACGGCGGGCACGGCGAGGGCTGCGGCGTCGTGCACGCGCACAAAACCGACAGGCACATCACAGCGCGCCACGGCCTGAGGTGGAACATGGCGAGGGATCTCCCGATAGAGGGTGCGGTAGACCGTCCGCGCCGCCGCGGCCTCACGCTCATGGGCGGCCGAAATGCGGATCGCGTCCCGCTCGCGGACTTCCGTGATGCGGACCGCTCCGGCCTTGGCGCGACCAAGGCCGATCAGCGACCAGGCGCCGTGCAACTGCCAGCCCAGGCTCACGCCAAGGAACAGCACGCCGCCGGTCAGCAGTCCGCGCAGCATCAGCGCAGGGCGGTCTTGGCGACACCACGGCCCCAGATCGCGAGGAGACCGGCCACGGAGCCACCGATACCCACGACCGCCTGCACGATCGCCGACTGGATCTCCGGATCCTTCACCCCGAACAGGCCCAGGATCATCGGTCCGTAGGTGGGCGCCGCCGAAACGACGAGGGCCAGAATGCCGCCCCAAACCCCTTTGGACGCCAGAGCAGGTTTTGTCTCCACGGTGAGTTCCTTTATGTTTGCTGTTGGTTCAGTCGTCGCGCAGGCCGGGGCGATAGCCCCACCCAGGCGCCTTGGTCAGGATCTGGCGGCGCAGCTTGGGATCGAACGACACGTGCACCCAGGTTCCCTCCTCGATCATCTGGTCGAAGGGGACGCCTGAGCCCGCGATCGCGCGGCAGACGTCGATCGGGGCCCCGAAGCCGAAGCAGTTGAAATCCACCGCCCTGCCCCGCACGTGGGCCGAATTGCGCGCGCCGCCGATCGCGCGGTTGAGGGCCGCCGATCGATAACCGGAAGAGATCGTGATCGGGCGGTCGCCGAGCAGGCTGCGCACCGCCTCCATCGCCTGTGCGGTCTCTCGCAGCGCCTCGACGATCGCCGCGGACGGCGTGTTGTCGATGCGGCGACGGGCGGCGGTCTGGGAGGCGATCAGCTCTTCGAGCGTGAAGTGCTCGCTGAGCCGGATCATCGGGCAGGTCCCGATATGCGCGTCTCGATGCGGTTGACGGTCGCCACCAGCGACTGCGTTCGCTCATCCATCCGAGCCACCGTCTCCGAGACCGCGGCCATCTGATCCGTGCGTTGCTCGAGCATCTGGACGCGCTGGTCCATCTTCGCGCCCCAGACCACCAGGCTCGCGGTCTGGATCAGCAGCCCGATCGCCAGGGTGATCAGACCCCAGAGCGGGATCTTCATGTCGATCCAGCCGCCAGGGGCCAGGCGTCCCGGCGGGGCATGGGCCGCGGGGTTCACTTCTCGCCTCCCTTGCCGCCGCTGGCGCTGACGGAGCCCTGAACGCCCCAGTTGAAGCTGCTGCCCTTGCCGGCCTGGTTCGTCGTATTGCCCGCGAACAGCTGCAGCGGCAGGCCGCCGTAGATGTCCGCAACCGACTGCAGGGTGGTCAGCGGCGCCTGGGCCTGGGCGTTCTGCACGCCGTGCAACGCCCCGCCGACGCCGAGCAGCGTGTCCACGTCGGCGCGCCGGCTGGCGTTCTGCTGGAATCCCATGTCGGCGAGCAGCTGCGCCAGCTGGACGCCCTGGTTCTGCTTGGCCATCGCCATCTGCGCGTTGGCGGCCGAAGCCTCCTGCCGCCGCGCGGCGTCCTGGCCGGACAGGGCGGCCGCGGCGCTGAACGCCTGGTCGTAGAGATTGGCCGCCGTGCTCGCCCGGCCGCGCACGATCGCGCCCTCGGTCTGGGCCTGGGCCAGACCTGCGCGCGAGCCGCCGAACGCCCGCGAGCGCGCCAGGTCGGCGTTCTGCGTCGCCCGGGTCTGCGCCGCGCCGGCGTCGTAGTCGGCCAGGGCCGTGTCCACCACGCTGCGGGTGTAGGGGCTCCTGTAGGCGTCCAGATTGTCGAGCAGGCTGTGAGCCTGGGTCTGCGGCGTCTTGTAGTTGCCCACCAGGTTCACGATCGAGAACGCCTGGTCCAGGTAGGGATTTGGCCCGCCGAGCTGGGCGGCCTGGTCCGCCGCCTGCTGCTGATAGGGATTCCACCCGGCGACGAACGACTGCGGGTCCGCGCTCGCCAGGCTCGTCGCCCGGCTGGCGGCGTCCTGCACGCCTGTGGTGATCCAGTTCGGAATATTGGGCGTGGTGGTCGTCGTCGACGAAGACTTGGTCTTGTCGCCGCCCATGCTGAGGGAAAGGCTCATGAAAGCTCCTTCGCGCAAACGGTCGCGATTGCTTGGTAGCCGAGCGCCCGCGCCCAGCCTTTTCGTCCGGTGATGGTCGCCAGGGCGCAGCCCTGCTCGCGCCCCCAGGCCTCCGCCAGCGGGCGCATCTCGTCTCGCAGCTCGACCAGGTCGCCGCCCGCCAGCCAGAAGTGCAGCACCTTCAGGCGCGGCATTTCGTGGATCTCGGTCACCATGGCCGCGCGCGCGCCGACCCACAGGCGGGCCTCGCCGCGCTCCACCGCCGTGCGGACGTCGTCCAGCGTGTGGCCGCCGGGCGCACGCGCCAGCGCCGCCGCGATCCACGGACCGCAGCGCCGCCACGCCTCTTCGAAGGTCACCGCCGGCCCGTCGCCCGCGCGTCCAGCATCACCCGGCCCAGCCTGAAGAAGGCGGGCGAGGAGTTCATCGAGAACCTCAGCCGGTGCAGCCTCCCGGTCGCCCGCAGGTCCACCTTGCGCTGGCCGGCTGCGATAACGCCCGACGCCTCGGCTGCGGTCGCGCCCTGGGGTTCGAACCGATAGGTGTCCGTGATCGTCAGGCCGCCCACCTGGTCCGCCAGGTCGGGCCAAACCTGGACGAGGGTCGCGACGCTGTCCTCCGACAGATAGAGATCGCCCGTCGTGATGAAGGCGCTCATCGCCGCGCCGTCGGCCGAGCGCCCGCGCTCATGCCAGTAGACGTCGCCCTCCGCCGTCACGCCCAGCGGATAGAGCGAGGGCCCGGCGTCGACCATCGCCGTCCGCGCCATCACGCCTCGCGACCACGCCCCGGCGTCGGCGCCGGTCACCTGCAGGACGACGTACCTTGAGTTCTCGAGGCCGTCCCGCGCGTCGGGGTAGTCCCACCTCACCTCTCCGAACTCGGTTATCGAGGAGGCGCAGATCTTGTCGGCCTGCGACGCCGCAAGGTTGTCGGCGAACGCCGACCGGATCGGGCAGTCCAGCGGCATGGGCGCCCCGCCGAGCTGGCAGCTCCAGAACTGCCGGTCCGGGCTGATCCAGAACGCCGTCTGGCCGAACACGACCGCCGCGTTCGGCCCGATCAGCCCGCAGTTGCGTCCGATCTCGTCGAAGCGCCAGCCCTGCGTCGCGGCGCCGACGAAGGTCCCGAGAAACAGGCCATGGTTCGTCCAGGCCAGGATGTTCGGCCCGATCACGCGGCCGGCCAACAGCCGCCCACCGCCCGGCAGGATGATCTCCTCGGCCAGGTTGTCCGATCGCGTCAGCCAGGCGGTGTTGTCGCCGACGTCGCTCACCCGGATGCAAGCCGGGTTGAAGGCGCCCGAAAGCTCCTCGCTCGCCCCCAGCGCCATCACCTGGCGCGTCGGGGTCACCAGCGCATGGGTTACCTGAGCCGGCGCATTCGTCAGCACCGTCGCGGGCGCCCCGGTGTCCGCGGCGTCCCACTCGTAGATCGTGCCGCCGCGCGGACTGGCGATCAGGTTCTGGCCCCAGGCGCCCAGCGCCCAGGTCCGCGGAAAATACTCGGCGTCCGACGGCGAGCCGTGGCCGCCCACCCCATAGCCGCCCGTGCCGTAGCCCGTGCTGCCCGTCCCATGGACCTGGCCCGGCTGGAAGGCCGTCTGCGGCGCGACGAGCACCGCCCCTCCCCCCCGCGCGGGCACGGTGGCCGTCACCCCCGCCCCGCCGCCCGTCGCCGTCGAGGCGGCGGGCTCGGGGAAATCGAAGCTGTAGTGATCGGCGTCGACAACCTTGATCGGAAAGGCGCCGTTCGGGGTCAGCCCGCCCACCGCGCTCGCACCGGCGATGGTCACGGTCGTGCCGTTCGCGACGCCGTGGCTCGCCTCGACCACCGTCACAGTTGTGGAGCCCGCCGTGACTGAAAGGGGGTTCGCGCCGAGCGTCTTGGCGAGGTCCGCCGCCGCCGAATGGATGACGCTGTAGGTGTCGGCGTCGATCACCGTGATGCTGAATGCGCCGACCGGCGAGATCCGCCCGACGGCCGCGACGTTCGACACCACCACCTGGGCGCCGGTCTGCAGTCCGTGCGAAGGGTGCCGAACCTTCACCACAGCCGAGCCGTCCGTCACCTCCAGCCCGTCGAAAAGCGTCTGCGCCGGCCGCGCCAGCGCCGGCGTGATGTCGTAGAGCGCCCCGCCCTGGAACAGCTCCAGGCCCGCATGCCCGCCGAAGGCGACGTTCAGCACCGCCTTATTGTCGGTCCAAGGCAGCACGCCGCGGCACACGCCGGCCAGCCGGCCGCCCACCAGCCGCTCCCAGCCGCCCCGCACCTGAGGCCGGCCCAGCCGGAACCGCATATTGTCCATATCCACCCACCGCCCGGCCGCCGCGAACGTCGTATCGTCCGCAAAAAGCCCAGGCGGGATGTCGAGGGGAAGACGCATGCAGACCTCTGTGCTAGGCAAACTCTCGTGAAGAGCTATTTCGTTCAGACCCGCCACGGGCCGATCGTCTTTGCAGCTAACCAACAAACAATGGACTCGCGCGCGCCTTTGGTGCTGCTAGTGCACGGAGCATTTCGGGCACCTGACGACCTTGTGCCGCTCGCCGCAGGCCTTAGCGAAGTCGCCTTTGCAAGTCTTCCCGGACATCGAGGCGCGCCAGAACTCGAGAAAGCTACCCTTTCGTCCTGGACAGAAGCCTTTGACGAGGCGATTAGCGTCGCATTTCCACGTCCAGTACTGGCGGTAGGTGAATCTCTTGGCGGACTTATAGTGATGGGACTGACAAGCCCGAGATCTCGATTGATTATCGACCCCTTCCTACGCACCGAGCATTTGTGGCCATTGACCGAGCCAATTGCCAGAGCAAAGGCTGAAAGGCGACATGTTGGCGCAACACAGGTACTTGAAGGAGAGATTAAAATCGAAGGTGGGCTTCAAAATAGAAGCCATATGCGCGTCTTGGCCGGCAATCACGAATTGGGCGAAAGGCGTTTAGTATATCCCATCCCGAGCCTCCTTGACGCTCACGATGAAGCTATACTTCGTAAACTGTTCCAAGTGGATCGCGTCCCAGGGGGACACTGTCTAGTTGTAGACAATTTGAACGCTTGTCGCGCAGCAGTTCGGACGGTGTTCAAGCAAATGGCAACCAACTCAATCAGCTGAGTGGACAAAGCAGATACCAGAGCCGGGCCACTGAACGCTTCCGGTAGCACCCGCGCCAACACCAGGCTCATTTGAAGATGTGCCTCCCTTGCCACCCTGGTAGGGCCCGAAGCTAGGCGCATCACCGCCATTCGAGCCTGAGTTTGGCTTTCCGGCGATGTTCACATCACCGCCGCTAGCAGAACCTGGCGTTGTTGATGAAGCGGCCCCCGCCATCATCACGACACCATCTGCGAAGGTGACTACTGAGTTCGATGTGTTTGCACCAATCACAATACTTGCGCGCTCCCCCAGGCGCATGCGCTTGGTACGAATGGCAAGTGCACCGCTAGCACCACCGGTGGAGCCGGCAGAACTCAGGCCTCCCGGACCGTACAGAACGAACGTGTATCGACCTGTCCTGGCCGCAATGAAGGTGGACGTTCCGCTCGCTATGATAGATCCAACAGGTCTCCGCGGCTCGGGCTTCACCTCTAGCCGCTCCGTGTGGCGACGAAGTAGCCCCCGCATCAGTAGTCCGCGCCTTGCGCGCACACGACGATCCCCCCGGCCAAAGCGACGGCGGTGGTGAGGTAGAGGCGGTCGCCGGCCTCCAGGATCAGGGCGCTGTCCTCCGAATATTCGAAGTCCGTCGTCGGGATCGCGGTCGTGTTGGCCACCGTGTGGGCGGCCATCAGGGCGCTGTCGATCAGCCGCTTCGTCGAGCCCCCGTCCTTCGACAGGTAGAGCGCCAGGAGGCTCGCGGTCACCGTCGCCCGCGGCAGGGCGGAGATCCGCGTGATCCGCGAGCCGTTGGCGCCGGCGGTCCACAACAGCTCCGCCGTCGTCGGCGAATCGTCGATGTCGGTGGAGGCGGCGCTGAGCACGCAGGTCGCCGTCCTGGGCGTCTGCGGGGTGATGATGGAGTTGGGCGTCACGGCCATGGCGGTGTCCTAGAGAGCGATTGCGAAGGCGATGGCCTGCGCCGTGCGCGCGGCCGTATAGCTGTGGATGTCGCCGAGGTCCGACGTCTGCGGATGCACCCACAGCACGGCCGACCCGTTGTTGGTCAGCCACTTGCCGGCATGTCCTGAGACACTCGGCAAGGTCGCGCCGCCGCCGACGACGGCGCTGGAGATGTAGTCCTTCAGGGCCAGGCCGCCGAAGCCGCTCGCCCGAACGTTCGTCCCGTCGCACAGCACGTCGACGATGTCCGAGGCGTCGATCACCGCCGAAGCGCCCGCACCGGTCGTAAGGGTGATCGGCCCGTCGGCGGCGTTCCACACGCGATAGGTCTTCTGCACGGCGGGTAGCGTCACCTCGCCGCCGCCTTCGCCGGTGAAGCGGAGCGCCGCCTGCCGCGCTTGGTCCTCGGACCAGTTGGCGGCGGTCAGCACGTGGTCGCCCGACAGGGCGATCGTCGCCAGGCCGCATACGGCCCGGTCGATCAGGTCGAAATTGGCGTTGAGCCGCTCGCCCCAAACATTGATGTTCTCGCCTGTGAACTGCTTCTCCAGGCGAAGGGATGTCGTCGCGCTCGAGGGCATCTAGATCGGCTCTCCCGTGTCCTGCCTGATCCACCGGCTTCCGTCCGAGACGGCCAGCACGTTCAGGCTCGTGTTCAGCAGCACGCAGGCCGGATGGCTCTGCGCGGGCGGCAGGGCGTCGGTGGCGCAGGCGTAGAGGGGCGTCGGGCCCAGCGGCCGGCGCGCCAGCCCCAGTTCGCGCTCCAGCTCTAGCTTCAGCCCTTCCAGGGTCGTCGCGACGAAGCGCATGGTCAGCGCCACTCGGCCGGCGTCTGTACGCCGCGCATCCAGTCGGCGACGACGGCTGCAGCCGGCGACCAGACCGCGACGGCCGGCGGCGTGCGCGACCATCCCCCGCCGCCGCCCAGCCTCAGCATCGCGCTCGCCGCGCCGAAGCTCCCGCCGGACAGGGCGGTTCGACGGCGCAGAGTCGCGCTGGAAGCGCCCGCGCCCGACACCGTTCCATGGAGCGGCCGCCCCGCGCTCACCGCGCCGCTGGCGGCGGCCACGCCCGTCGCCGCGCCCGTGACGGCCAGGCTCTCCCCGCCCGTCGTCGGCGCCGCGTCGGCGAAGGCGTGCCCCGCCGCCAGTTGGGCGGCGAGGCTCCATTTCCAGGCGAGGTAACCCTCGAACGTCTCGATCTCGCCGGCGCTCGGCGCGCCCTCCACGATGATCAGTTCGGCGAAGTCCATGTCGGCCGTGCGGGCCCAGTCGGTGTCGCGGTTGCCCAGCACGAAGGCGCTGCTGCTGTACTGGTCCAGGATCCGGCTCTGCGTCGAGCTCTGTCCCGAACTGCGGATGCGCAGCACGGCGAAAACCACCGCCGCTGCGGCTGGCGTCATCGCCCCGCCGCTAGCGGCGATCTGCGCCCCGTCGCGACGGATGACGACGTCCCCGCTTCCGCTCCAGCCTGCGCTCAGCACTACGTTCATCGGAAACGTCGCCGGCGTCGCATAGGCGTTCACCGCCAGGCTGGCGCCGTTCGTCCAGTACTGGACGTCGTCGACCGCGCCGCTAGCGCAGACCATCCCGCCGCCCACCGGAAAGGCGATGGTCGGCAGCCCGCCGAAGTGAGCGTTCGCGCTCCGCACGCCTCGCCGGCCGGCATTGGCCTGGCCAAGGTGCCGCCCGGCGCCCGACTTGTCGGCCCAGTCCGTCACCGCCCCGCCGCTCTCGACGATCGTCGAGCCATCCGCGGCGTCATACCAGTGCGCCAGCCCGCTGGCGTGATCTGCAGGGCTCCATAGCGTCATGGTCGCCGCCCCTCAGTCCTCGGTCACGACCAGCGCGCCGGCCGCGACGGTGGCGCTGTCGCCGTCCGCGATCGTCCGCGCGGTGGTCAGGGCGCCGGCGTAGAGGCAGTTGCCCAGGCTCGCCGCGTCCCAGATCGAAAAGTGCGTGACGAGCCCCCAGTCGGCCCCGTCAGCGGTGAAGCTGTGGGCGGAGGTGTTGGTCGTCGTCCCGCCGCTGGCCGCCGCAAACGTCGCCGCCTGCCGGGCGTAGCCGTTCCCCGACAGTTCCCCGGCGCTTCCGTCCTCACCCGGCGAGGCGGTGTGAAGGGCCAGATAGCGCGCGCTCGGCCGCGTCGGCGCAGAGCCGCCCAACAGCCAGTCGATCACCGCCGTCTCGGCGTAGTTGGTCTTGCTCAAGGCTGAGTTCCGTCATGCATGGAGGAAAGGAGACGCGGCTCGAGCAGGCCCGCCTCCACCGTCAGCGGGCCGGCCTGTGTCCGCTGCGCCGATCTCAGGCCGGACAGGGCCGCATCGAAGCCCGCGCTCCACAGGGCCACGGCCTCGGGATCGCGCAGATACGGCGCGGACTGCAGCAGAGCGCCGTAGAGGTAGGCGTCAGGCGCCTCGGCGAGCAGCCAGTTGCCTGGCGCGCTCGGCCCCAGCGGCGGGATCCGCGCGAAGTAGCGCAGACGCACCTCATAGGCCCGGTCCGGCGGCGGATGGACGTGCAGCGCTCCGCCGACCAGGGCGTAGCGCCTTGGCCGACCGGCCGCGTCCGGCGCCTCAGAAAGCCGCTGCGGCGCGGCCGGCGACAGCGCCGTCCCGTCCTCGAGCGTCAGGGCGATCGCATCGAGCAGGTCCGCGGGCGTCGCCGTGCTTGCAGTCTCCAGCGTCGCCGAGGCGGTGACGATCATCTGCCGCACGCGCAGCACGCGGTTCATCTGCGCCTCGGCCAGGGCGACGAAGTCGGGAATCCGCACCGTCAGGTCGCCACGGTCCAGCCAGTCGGCGATCGCCGACGTCAGTTCTGCGTAGGTTGAGAGTGTCATGGCCTCGCCGATGAAGAGGATGCGGGGGCGAGGCTCGCGCCCCGCCCCTCGCGACTGGCGCGGATCAGGCGCGGCCTAGTTGTTGGCCAGGCGGCAGGCCAGCTGCGGCCGCAGGGTCTTGTAGCCGTAGAGGACGTCCAGCCGGCACGGGAACTTGTCGTTGTTGATGTCGTACTGCCGCACGATCCGCATCGACACGCCGTCGAACACCTCGCGCGCGGCGAAGTCGACGCCCCGCGGCATCGCCATGTCGGCCGAGGCGAAGGCGAACGCGCCCTTGTGGTAGGCCAGGCTCACCCCGTGCGCCGTCGAGGCGGCGCCCGCCACCGTGATCACGGCGTTGTCGGTGGGCGCGTTCGACACGTTCTGCCCTGCGCCGGAGACCACCATGGCCGGCGCGATGGCGATCGTCAGCGCGCCGGCGCCGTTGGCCGTCCCGTCCGCCGTGGCGACGAACTGCTGCAGGATTCCCGTCGACTGCTTGGTCTCGGGGTGCACGCGGAAAACGCCGGCGATCGTGAAGACGTCCCCTGCCGTCAGGGCCGCGGTGGAGGCCGTCCAGCCGTCCGTCGCCAGGGCGGCGCCAGTCTGCCCGGCGCCGTTCACCAGCGGCGTCCCGGCCTTGGTCCCCACCGTGTGCGACGGCCAAAGGGTGTTCTCCATGAAGTCGAACCCGGCGGTCCGCCCCATGAAGCCTTCGCGGTATTGCTTGGAGATGCTCGCCCGGTCGTTGAACAGCCCCTTCAGCGCGTCGACGAGATCGACGTTGTCCTGGGTGTTGAGGTTGCACGTCCGGCCGGCCAGCGGCGCCAGGTTGTCCACCAGGATCTTCCGGCCTTGCAGGATCTTGGCGAAGGTCGCCGGTTGGCCGTGGTTGCTCACCTGGTTGTAGACGTCGCGGTACATCGACATGGCGTCGGCTTCGATGTTCGCCGCCAGCACCGACATCGCCGGCTCCAGGATCCGCTCCGAGAAATCGTCGAGCGAGAGCGTCAGGTCCACCGAGGTGAAGTTCAGGTCCACCCCCTTCTGGGTCTGGACCTTCAGCTCCACGCTGGATTCGCTGGTGTCCTGCGCCGCCAGGGTCGCGCCCGTCCGCACGGTGTACTGGTTGGGCAGCCGCACCTTCAGGGTGTCGCCGACCTTGGCGCCCTGCCGGGCGAAGCTGTCGTCGTATTCCCGGGTGATCGAGCCGACGAAGTTCAGCTTCTGGTGCAGCACCCGAAGCGCCTCGCGGGTCACCGCCGTGGGCGTGAGAATCGTATTGGCCATAGGGGCTTGATTGTCCTTCTTCAGACGGCGCGGAGCCTCGCTCACGCGCAGGTCGGATGAGTTGCGGGGGGTGTGCGGCGACGAAATTCCTGGCCGGTCGGGCCAGATCGGTCGCGCAGGCTTAGGGGCGCCGGCGGAACACCGGCGTGAGGGCGACTTCCGTTGCCGGATTGGTCGCGGTTCGTGTCGTCAGAAACGCGTTGTCGAGGCGCGCGGCCCCCCCTCGGGGCTAGCGCAGGACGACGCCTTGCTTGGCTTCCTGCTCGCGGATCCAGGCTTCTTCAGCTGGGTTACGGGCAGGCCCGGGCTCGTGCGTGAACCGATAGGTCACCGGTACGCCGAGGCCCTCGGCGTCCTTCTGGAACGGCTCAGCGCGATCGTCGATCGTGACGATGAGCCCTCGCCCCTGCCAGGCGGCCTTCGCCTCGTCCCATTTGAACTGGGCGACCTTGAGCGCATCCTTGTGGTCGAAGGCCTTGCCGACCGGCGCCAGCACGATGCTGACGCTGTAGGCGGTGGTCGCGCCGCAATTGTTCCGCACGACGTGCGCATCGAGGCGCCCCTCCGGCGAGGTCTGAGTCTGCAGCACCTCATGACCGCACCCGCCCAGAAGACCGCCGGGCAGCAGAAACGCGCCGTACCCCAGGGAGCCCAGGATCGCGACGGCGACGATCGCGACCGCCGCCAATCCCAAAGCAATCTTCCGCACTTGCGCTCCCGCAGCTTTGCCCGACAGTCCGCGACCTTAAATGGAACGAAAAACGAACACAACTAGGCGCGACGAGCGATCGGCTGCGGCCGTCGCCAGGTCTGAGCCATCAGCGAGCCCCGCCCATCTGGGCGTTGCGGCGCTTCATCCATTCGGCGGTGCCCAGTTCGTCCCGCACCCCGCCGCCGCCGGCGGCCGCCCCTGAGACCTGCAGCGCAGGCCGCACCGCCTGGGTCTGCTCGACCGTCCGAGCGGTCGCGTCCCGACGCGCCTGTTCCTCGCCCTGGTGCGCGCGATGCAGGATCCGCCAAAGCCTGGGGTCGGCGACCTCGCGCATCTCCTCGAGCGTGACGCCGAAGGCCTGGGCGTACTCGACCAGCTTCATCGCGACCTCGGGCGACCAGCCGTCGATCTCCTGCGAGAGCACGCGGCCCGTCTCGGCCAGCCGCTCGGCCAGCTCCCGCTCCGCCCGCGACTGCTGTTCCGCCCCGCGCCGTTCGACCATGAAGGCGAGCCGCTCCCGCCCTTCGGCCAGCGATTGAAACTGCGCCCATAGAGATCTCGCCGCTTCGGGATCCTGTTCCGCGTAGAGCTCCCAGTCGACGGTCTCGAACTCGGCGAGCGTCTCGTCGATCTGCGCCAGCCGCATCTCGTCGCGCATCATCTCGCGCGCCCCGCCCGACTGCGCCTCCCAGGTCCGGCGCGCCGCTTCCAGCTGCCGGCGCTGCTCGGCCAGCTCCTGGGTCTTGCGCGTGTAGTCGGCGTTCATCAGGAACGCCCCCTTCAGCGCCGCGGGAACCTGATAGAGGCGTCCATCGTGCTCGATCTCCACGAGCTCGACCTCGTCTCCTTCGGGCGACAGCTCTTCCAGGCGCGCAAGGTCGCCCGCGTCCGCAAGGACGGCGTCTTCAATATCCATGCTTTCCTCTGAAAAGACGGGCGCCCGGCCCGCAAAAAGCGCCTCGCTACGCCAGGAGGCGCAAAGAGCGACGATAGAAAAACTCTACAGCAAACGCGCGCTCCCCGCAAGAACAAATGGGCAACACTTAGCGCGCAGGGAGATTTCGCAATCTGGCCTCCCGCGTCCTCGTTCGCATCCATTCGTCCGTGGGTGTTTCGTCGCGGAGGCGTGTCTCGACGCCCCAAAGCTCTGAACCGGTCAGCTTCCTGCCGCTGAGCTCTTGATAGACCTCGCCAGCGATACTGTTCGAGTCCTGGAAGAGGCCGTAGCTGCGGCCGGCCGTGTTGGCCTCGTCGATCACTTGGCCCGCCCGCGCCGCGAGGTCCTCACCAGACACGTCCGGAAGGAACGAGCGGAAATGACGGGTGACCGACTTGTCGCGCTCACGCAACACCGTCGCCTCAGTGCTACGCTCCAGCGGACGCACTTCGCCGACGACCTTCAGATCTCCCGACAAGGCCCCGCTCACGAAGCCAGCGGCGTTCTGCTGATTGGGACCTCCGCGAACGATCCAGCGACGCCCGCTAGCGTTGTCGGTGATCACCAGGAAGGCGTGGTCCGGGCCTATTCCGTCCCGCTTTCCAAAGACGTCGTAGCTCATGACTTCCAGGGTGGCGCTATTCCGAATCGCGGGAGACGTCGGCCGTTCTTTCGAACTCATTAGGTCCTCGAAACTACAATCCAAGATTGACTATCAGCGGCGCCGGCCCGAAAAGAAACAAATGAAGAACAAATCCCGCATCTGGGCTGCCACTGGCTGGATGGAGCAGCGCCCCGTGTTGCTGGTCGGCGTGCTCTCGACCGGCGCCGCGATCATCTCTTTGGCGCTTCGGGCGGATGTGGCCGGGACGGCGTTGGCGTTCGTCGTCTTGTTCGGATCGACCGTTGCTGCGCGGCGCCTGGCCGGCTCAACGAGCGAATGGGGCGAAGACATGCGCCGCTTCGGTCAATTCATGATGCTGACGTCGCTCGCCGCGAGTTCGGCCTGGCTCGGGCTCGCCCTGTTCGCCTGGATCGCCGCGTGGACCTTCTTCATCGCTCAGGTCGATTTCCCCAGGGCTGTGCCTTACGCGATCCTGGTTGTGGCCGCCCTGGTCGCCCTTCCCTTCCTGACGCTTTCCGCAACGTTCCTCGTACGCGCGGTGCTGCGCGGCGCACGCAGGCTTTAGCCGACCGCGGCCGCCGCCTTGAGGCGCTGAGTCTCGGCCTCGAAGGCGGCGATCTCCAGTTTGCG